CCCGCCGATATACTCCTGAACCGCTTCAATTTGTTCTTTCGTGAATGGTTGCATATCAATCGTTTGTGACTTCGAGATTCTCGATGAAATTGCTGAATTCTTCGTATCCTATTGCTGGATCATGGTATTTTTTCGCCAACTCTTCTTTCGTCTTTCTTGGTATCGTCAGCGGTTCAACGAAGATTTCAAAGCTAAAGTGTTCGAGCATCATGTCACTTGAACCTGCGTTTTCCCAAGCAACCAACCACGTTTCCCCATAATTACGGGAAGCTAACCTCCCAACTTCTCCACCCAATCGAATCTTTGTTGTTCCACTAATCAACTCATCCTTTCCTGCTTCGTACTTTTTCCAGGGCATAGTTAGCGTCTAATTAATGGTCTTTGCTCGTCTTTATACTTAGTGCTGCACTTCTCGCATTTCCAGGTCGTATCTCTACGCGCTAGAAACGACTCACCACACTTAATGCAGTTCTTTCTTACTGGCTTTTTGAGTATTGCCATAATTGGTGCCTCTGAAACGTGCAATAATTGCCCTTTTCTGCTGTAACTCCTCCTCTAAAGCTAGTACCTTTCCCGCTAATTGATCTTGCATTCTTATTGAGGCTTCCATCTTCTTATTCACGCTATCCGAGAACTCTTTGCATTCAATCCATAACACTGAGATTAGTGTTTTTAGGTGTTCAGATCTGTCGTCCATAGTTCAATCTTCTCTTTAAGGCCTGCCTGAATTAGCTCTAGGTTTGGCATTAGTGGTGTGTATGCCTGTCTTCTCAATTCCGCGTACCACTTATCGCCCCTATACTCCTTTACCCACTCCGTAAACTCTGTAGGTGTCTGGTGTGCTGAAAAGTCGCTACTAAATGTATGATGGCCTGCACAGAGACAAACGCCGTTTAGATCATTCCAACGTACCGATTTCTTCGTCCGACTAAAGATATGGTGAGAATTTAGGTAGCTTGTCTTTCCGCAATACTCACACCGATAACCCGCCTTCATCTTCACTAGAAGTGACCAAAGGTCATCAGCCTTCTTTATGAGCGTCTTCTTAGATGGTTTTCTCATACTAAGGCCGTAGTGCACGTCTCATGTATGGAGTAGATACCGCGTATACCTCCCAAACTTGCATTTTATTCGTTGCTGAAATTTTCTCTGTCACTTTCGCATCGTAACCTCGTGCAAGTAGACGATTGCAGTACTCAACGGCGGGCGCTCTGTCGATAAACTCGACCTGTATGAACTTGTCTTGCTTCATACGTTCTGATCCCATCTAGCGAGTTCTACTCGTTTCTTAGCTAACCTCACGAACTCAATAACATGCTCTTTCTTCGCCTTTAACTTGAGATATGTCTTGTACTCATCCGTCCCCTTAATGATGGTCTTGGCATGTGCGGCTGTTGCTCCTTCTTCCATTTTTCCTGCCATACCACTGTTTACCTTCATTTCAGCCTCAATCAGCTCATCTTCTAGGTTCATCAGTAGAACATTTAAGCAGCTCGCACTGTCTAACCATTCACCTGGACTAATCGGCATTCCTCCATCAATACGTTTCTTCAAATCCTCTATGATTGAGTCGATAGTCATACTAGAACTGCTCAATCTTTCTAACCTTTAATGTCTTTGCGGCCTTCTTAGCCGCACGAGAACGGTTTTTCTTCACCCGTCCAGCCCATTCATTCTCGATGCTCTTCCAGACAGTTTTAGAGCCTTTGAGCATGTACCAGAACTCATCATTAAATGGCTTCTTCCCCTTTGTGGTCACTTGTACCTTCTTTCCATTGATGTAGCGCACCAATGGGCTTTCCACCTGGTAGCCTTTAGCTCGTAAATCATCTACCCGTGCTGCAAGTCTTCCAGTCTTGATCTCTTTACGTGAAGGGTAGAGTTCTTTCATCAAATCTTCCCGAAAGTGACGCTTACGATCCATCAAAATTGTTAAGAGCGAATGAACTTGAGACATAGTAGTCAGTTCCTCCCTTCATCCGCCCCACCGTACTCTAGACACCTGACAAGTCCTTAGACTTAGTTACAGCTTCAGTAGGCATGTAACAGTGCTAGTTCATACGAATGGAGCAGAGGAAGGGAAGAAGATAGACTTGTATAAAGCACCCCCCTTTCCCTTTTCCTAAGGCCTCGAAGCGTCTGTTGGCATAGTCGCTAGGAGGCGAGGGCTTTAGGCTTGCGCCTTGGTATTGCCCTGTAAGTTTCTGGTTCAGGTGGAGGGGAAAGGCCATGCTGACGGGGGTGTGTGGCGTACATCTTCCCGTAGGATTCTCTAGAGCTTCTGAATGGGCTTCCAGATGTACACAATCAGTCATGGCTGGCCTCGGACTCTCCACCTGAGTTGTTCTAACCATCTAACAATTAGGATTCCTGTATTGACCGATGGACAAACATCTAGGGCAATCAATACCGGCATCTAGCGTCTTCTCTTATTTAGCCACGTAGTCAATCGTCTATTCGTGGCGAGGAATAACAACTAGAGAAGAGTTCAGCTTTAACTAGAACGGGCTATCTGACGCGCTCGATGGAGCTGTGTAACCTTGTTCACCAAGGTCTGTCCGAGGAGAAAGGTTAAAGTTATAGACTCTCTTTTCTTCATTGAAGAATGAGTTGATCCAGTAATCTGTAACCTGTTGGCAATGAGGACACTGGACTAGTGCACTTCCTCCGTAAGAGTCGTAAGGCTTACCAGCTCTACTTGTTCTCCGCTTAGGAATGGCCCACAGAGATCCAGAGTTTGGCTTACGTTCGTAAGACATAGGCTATGAGTGGTTGTGACAGTAAGTGCAGTGGCCGAAGCTTTCCAAGCACTTTTCAAGGGTTATAGGTTCGCCGCAAATTCCACATTCGTGAATACCATCATCTTTCTCGCAATAGTGGGTCATACCTATTTCAGAATGAACTTACAATCAGGATAACGATTGCATGCCTTAAATAGGCCGAACTTTCCTTGCTTTTCAACAAGATCTCCCTGTTTGCAGTTAGGGCAGCTGCCATCTTTGGCTGGCTCAGTCTCATCCTGCACATACTCCGGCTCATTAGCCGCCTGATCACTTTCCTCGTCTGGGTCATCTCCGGAGGCAATCAGGAACTCAGAGGAGAGTGCATATTTGATGCTTCCAGTAATAGCCTTATACACCCCCTTGTCTCCCGTATCAGAACCTTGACCTGGCATAGTTCCCTCTATGTAAGAACCATCATCTACATCCGTGAAACGAAAGGTTGTTTCAACCTTCGTAAGCCACATATCAGCACCGCTCTTTGTCTTTCCAACGCTTGAGAAAGAGATCTCCTTTGACGAGAAGTGAGGTACAACCCCAAGCTCGACAAAAGTTTTATGTATCTCTTCTTTAATCTGACGTTCCGAAAGGTACTTATAGCCCTGCTGAGTGTTCTTTCCAGCCTTCTCGAGGTAGGCGACCCTCTTCATTACCTCATGCATCTTTTTATAGATGCCTAGTGCGTTTTCCATAGTTCTAGTAAATATCGTGCTTAGATCGCGCAATCTCCCCGATTGCCATAACGGTGATTGTCTCAGCCGTCATGACATCAGACTCTTTGATCTCCCCATTCTTGAAACGCTCTAGAATCGCGTAGAACCCATTGCGGAGTTCCTCAACCTTGCTTTGGCACCCGCTCTCAGCGTTGGTAGCCATCGCTTTAGCTGATTCGTTTCTAACGTGTTCTTTGTGGATTGAGATAAACCATTGTTTGTGCTCCTCTTTGTTCTTTTCTCGATTGCGTTTAATGAACGCCTCTACTTGTTGCCGGAATCTGTCGGCGGTGTCAGCCAACGATCCAGGAAACTCAGCGTCGATCTTTTCAAGCGTAATATTTGTACGCATACGCTAGGAAAGAGCGAGAAAGACCAAAGTTACAAACACCATGCCGAATACCCCCATTAGGAGGCTGCCAGCCAATCGCTCGGAGAAGCTCATACAAGAGAGAAGTTATTACGTGATTGAATTTCAGCATCGAACCGCGCCATTTCTTCCAGCTCCTCATCCGTAGAGGTGTGGTAAATGCCTTCCCAATCCGTCGGCTCGTCTCCCATGAGGCGTGCAAGCTCATCAGCTTGTGCGCGTAAATAAGCAGCTAATGTCATAAGTAATGTCAGTAATGTCGAATTAATGTCGTTGCTGTTCTCTATCTCTAGTTGTCAAAAGTTCGTATCGGCCGTTGCATCCTCGATTCGCGACACAAGCCATGCTTGTCGTGGGTAGCGGGTGTACCCATGACCTGTGTCACGAGGCCAAGAAACAAAAAACCTCTCGATTTCTCGAGAGGTTTTCAATACTTGGCTTGTGATGGCCTAACTGCCGTGACACTTCTTAAACTTCGATCCAGTGCCACACAGTTATTTGTATTGAAAACCTCTCTTGAGGTGAACTGTAAAGTACTAACCACTCATACTCTACCATGTCCCACCAGTTCCGTCATGTGAGCATCCAGGGGATAGAAGCCGTAGCCTCTAAGTCCTTTCTGCTGTGCCGTCTCGTTCCTTACATTCACACTATAGAACTGTTTACGGTTACGGTCAAGTAGATTTTGTGGATAACTTTTTCTTCTGTTCTTTTCGGTACCTCTTCATATAGCAAGCTGTACATAATCCGTCTTTTTTATGCACTCTGTCGCCTCTTTGGCATGACCTACAGAAAGCGGGAAGGTACATATAGAATTTGTGCTGTGTGTTTTTCATGCTGCCATGATGACACACGAAACGTAACTAGTAAAGGTTACGCCTTTAGTTTCTGCCAGCGTTCCTGCAAATCCTCGCCGACCATCAATGTGTAGATAGTTGTGCTTTGAACGCTCGCATGGCCCGCAATATTCATCACATCAGCAGAACTGCCGCCGTTTTTAATGATCTGTCTGCATCCACTGTGCCTGATGGAGTGAATGTTTACCGCCGTACCAGGTGGGAGACCAGCCCTAAGAGACAATTTTCTCATCAGCTCCCCTGTCCCCCGCTTTGTTAGCCTCTGCCCATACCTATCACCGCTAATACCTATAAAGAGTGCCTTTTCATCTTGGAAAGGTACTTCTCTACAAAGAGCACTCCTTTTATCCAGCCATCTTGTTAGATATTTATGCGTATCTTCAGTCCAGAAAAGATGCCTCATTGGCCTACTTCCCTTGTTCTTTTCTGTTTGAACAATAACTCGCTTCTTATCTAACTCTAATTGGTCCACGTCTATAGAGAGAAGTTCACTATTTCTAGACAATGAGTCCCAATACATTCTAATGAGGGCTGCATTTCGTATGTGCCTTGGGTCATTTGATTCTGGAATAGAACGAAGAAGCGTATAGTAGGTTTCTTCTGTCATTACTTTAGGCATCTTATATTCCTTAGATGGAATAGGTATCAGCTCCTCATGCATAACCTGATAGCCCTGTAGACGTAAGAACTCAAAGAACTTTCTGAATGCTATAGCTCTAGGGATGAATGAGTTTCTATCCCAACCAAGAATAAGCATTCCTTCAAAGTACTCGATAATGTGCTGTACCCTGATGTCCTCTACATGAGGGTCTCGTAAGTGTAGGCAAAGCTGACGAATCATCAGCTCATACCCCTTTACTGTCTTTCCTTTCCCTTCAAAGCTTCTATAACTTGAGAAGCTTTGTATGGCTTGATGCATTAGCATAAATACAAAACCGCTCACCCTATCCCTCTTGGTTTCTAAGGCCAGAAGGGGTCAATGGATGAACGGCTTGTTTATTATACGCCAAAAATAGGCGCACAATAAGGCGTCAATCTACTGTCCCTACTTGTCTTAGAAACCCCGAACCTTACGGGCGGTCACGTACGACCACAAGCGAGAGAGTTAAATTAAGAAGGTAGTTATGGATTACTCTGAATTAGAAATCTGTCAATAGACAGACCCGACCTAATGCGTGAGATACCCGACTATATACCCCGTTCCATGAATAAAAAGAACTGTCAACCCTAGTACTCAAAGAATACCACTAGAACAGAAATAGAACAAAATACCCTTGTGGATAAAATAATATCCTTTTATGATGGAATCGCTTGTTTCATGAATTCAAAAGCGGGAGAACATTTTTTAGATGAACCTTGAGAGTTATTTGGTGCCTGGCGCTATCATCGTCGGCCCATGGAGAGAGTCGGACTTAGGCGATCACGAGACTTGTGAGCTTGCAACCGTAGATGATTACGGTGATGTTCAAACACTCGTTCTCACATCATACCCTGCATACACAGAGCACGAGCGTATAGCAGAGATTATGTGGGGAATTAAAGAGTTAAATGATTGGAACAATAAATAGTATGCTCCTTCTCATTTTACTCGTGCTGCTCCTTCAAGTTCTTGTATTGATTAGGGTATCTATACGCTTAAAAGAGACAGAGAAGCCTATAAAGACCTTAAAGAAGAAAATAGAACAGGAGCTAAGCATTGAGCCTAAAGGAACCGTATTGACAGAGGCTGATTTTCGTAAGTTCCTGACAAAGAAGAAAATCCAGGAAAAGAATGATCGAGGTGAAGAGGTAAGTCTTGATGACCTTCTATGAACTGGCAAGAGAGCAAGTGTCCAGTGAACAAATATTGTGACTTTGAGGTCATAGGCGATCATCCAGACGCTACAGTAGAACGATGCCGGTATTGTCACAGAAAAGTAATCTTCAACGTGGTAGGTGGACGAGTAGACAACCAAAAGTACCTAAGACACCACGTAAGAGACTTCTGCCAACCTTACGGCGTAACGGACACTGTTTATAGAGAGATTTACGGCTCAGAGACTCTAAAGAAGCTAGAAGCAGAGGCAAGAGAGAAAGCATCTAAGGAACTCTATCGTAAAGAAGGTGCTCTACAGGACGCAAAGAAAGACCTAAAGATCTATAAGCGATTGTCTGATAAGGGCTACACCTTTGAGGAAATCCGAAGGCAAAGATATGAGGCTGAGCAAAAAGCTCTTAAGACTATGTAAACCCCTCTTTGAGGAAGATATCTTGAAACTTTGTTTATCTCTTTCAGATGACAAAGACTTTCAACAGGACGTCAAAGACTCTTCCCACAGAGAACGAGTAGAGCAATTAGAGAAGAACGGTTTTGAGATACCTAACGAGTTTAAGACTTGGAATTACTAAAAATGGCTACATTAAAGCAAAAAAGACTTGCTAGAGAGATCGTTTTAAACGAGGCAAGAAAAGAACCATTGAACAAAGTAGACTTGGTTGTTTCAGCTGGATACGCCGAAGTAACAGCAAGAGCGAAGCCAGGATTCATTATTGAACAGCCTGGAGTGCAGGAAGCATTAGACGAGTTAGGCTTTACAGAGGCCAATGCAAAGAAGGTTGTGGCCAAGATCTTGTTAGAAGGCAAAGAGGAATCAGCCCAGCTTAAAGCAGCAGACATGATCTTCAAAGTGAAAGGATCATATGCGCCTACTGAGTCAAAGAACCTGAATGTAGACGTAAAAGTAGAGTCTAAAGACTTGGATAAACATGATTCGTTAAGAGAAGAATACGAGGCTAAGTTAAGACAGAGTTATTTAGAAGACTAATGTCTCTTCTTTCGCAAATCAGTATTCACGCTTGGATACAAGAACACGCGATAAAAACAGAGAAAGGTGATCCCTTATCTTTTAAAGATCACATGTTCTTGTTTGATATCTATTCTGACATGTCGCCATTGCAGGCGATTATGAAGCCTGCTCAGATCGGAGCCTCCACCATGATGAACGTTAAACCGTTCTGGATGATGGATAAAAAGAAAGTAGATATCATCTATACCCTTCCCGCTGATAGTGACGTTGTAGATTTCGTCTCTTCAAAGACAAATCGTATCATCGCCCAAAATCCTATCTTTGCTAGATTAACGAGAGATAGAGACACGATTGAACAGAAACAAGTGGGCGAATCCATCATCTATTACCGTGGTACGTGGACTAAGAAGGCTGCCATGATGATTCCGTGCGATGTTCTTATTCATGATGAAGTAGACGCGTCTAAACAAGAGATTGTTGAAGACTATGAAACCCGTGTACAGCACTCTAAATACAAATATCGCTGGTACTTCTCCCACCCCTCCACAGATGGCGTTGGAGTACATAAATACTGGCTTATCTCAGATCAAAAACACTGGTTCATTACCTGTGAGCACTGCAAAGAACAACAGTACATGTCTTGGCCTGAGTCAATCGATATCGATACTAGGAAATATGTTTGTAAATCCTGCCATGGTGAAATATCAGATGATGTACGAAGAAGAGGTAAATGGGTGGCTAGGTACAAAAAGAGTCCAGAAAGGCCATTTAGTGGGTACTGGATCACAGCCTTAGTATGCCCATGGATCACAGCTAGTGAAATCATTGATAAGTACAATCAAAAAGGAGCTGAGTACTTCTATACCAAGGTCTTAGGCCTCCCCTACTCTGGCAGCGATTCAAAACCTACACGTGATGCTATTCTTTCCGGCTGCACAGAGGAGGTTAACCCTCAGACAAGTCGAATGGTCATTGGTGTTGATCCTGGCCTCCCACATCACTACATCGTAGGTAATAGAGAAGGGATTTTTTACATGGGGAAATCAGAGGACTATACAGAAATCGAGGCGTTGTTAAAGAACAACCCTAAAGCAATTGCTGTATTTGACCAAGGCGGAGACCTTACGCCTCAGAGAGCTTTACGAGAAAAATACAAAGGCCGTGTATTCCTTTGCCACTATAGGTCAGATAGAAAGACGATGAACCTGATTACCTGGGGCGAGAAAGAGGAGGAAGGCAATGTAGTAGTAGATCGCAATAGAATGATTGATATGCTTCTAGGAGAACATAAGATGGGCCTAGTCACCCTCCAAGGCCAAGAGGACGATTGGGACGAGCTATGGCAGCATTGGGACAACATCTACGCAGTAAAAGAAGAAGATAAGCTAGGTGTCATACGTAAGGAATGGAAACGTAAAGGGCCAGATCACTTTGTACATGCAGAGCTATATTGGCGGGTAGGTGTAGATCGTTTTGGTGCTACTGAGGCAAAGATCGTGGGTGGTAGCGGCCCAAGGTTGCCCAAAGGTCTGGAGGTCCAGCCGAACAACACTATCTCTATGAAGGATTTAAAAGAGGTTTTAGCCTCTGAAAATGCAGACTTCTCTAAACTATGACCATCGAGCTAGATGCTGAGGAGGTGAAGCTCTTAAAAGCCATACAAAAGCACCAAGAGCTATTCAACGCTATCTTAGAAGCGAAGGTATACGATCTAAAGCGTGGTGAGGCGGTATTGTCTTTCGACCATGAAGGAAATCTAATGAAAATAGACGTACGCACTGTGGCGTATAGGAAAAAATAATATGCGAGAGATTAAGTTCAGAGCTTGGGATAAAAAACAACTTAGAATGTTATCCGTTTATAGCTTGAGCAAACCGCTTGTAACCGTAATTGACTATAAAACTACTGGAAAGGAAGCGATAGAAGCTAACCCAATGGTCAACCTAAATGAAGTAGAGCCATACAGGGATATACCTAGCAATGAGGTTGAGCTTATGCAATTCACAGGTCTCAAAGACAAGAATGGGAAAGAGATTTATGAGGGGGATGTTGTAGAGTATAAGAATCCTGTTTTTACCTCAGACATCAGAAAAGATCGGGTTGAGTGGGATGAGTGGTATGCCGGATTTGATCCATTCTGTAACCATGGAGTTGATATCTCATATAAAATAGATGGATTGGATGTAGGAATCATCGGCAACATCTACGAGAACCCAGCCTTACTACATACCCCTTCCCAGAATTAAATATTCTGTTTACCATGCTTGCAACAATCTAAACGCCCTCATCAGCGACGATTAAAATAAATTAATCTCATCAACGACGGGCGAGTATAGTTCAACCCTTATTGGGTTGCTTCTGTGCTCGCCCGTTCTTTGTTTATTCAACATGGGACTACGTGACGCAATCCTTTCACTAGGATCAAAAATCAATTCAGTTGAATCACTTGAACCCGAACGAAAAGAGGGCGTTATTGGCGATAAACTCCCAGAATTGTCCTTAGAAATGGATGAAACTGAGTTAAGTAACCTCAGTAAGAAGCGTAAGAAAGCGTGGGATGAATACTACGGAGACATTAAAAAGCGCTCTGATAAGGCGGTAAATTACTGGAAAGGGACGCCAAACAACGCAATGACGGCTGAATCAGAGCCTCAAGCAGATAACTTGATCTTTGAAGCTGTCGAAACGTTCTTGCCGATGGCGAATAAGCAGAACCCTGAACCGATGGTTGATTCTGATGATACAGAAGAAGGTCGTGTATTCGCCTCTAAGCTTCAGAAGATGCTTGTATCTCAAGCTGATCGTCAGGTCCTCGCGCTTAAGCTCCAAAAAGGTCTCAGACACTGGCTTACTAAGTTAGTTGCTGTCTGGAAAATCGGCTGGTCCGCTGAAGAAGACGACATTGAGACGCTTGTTGTTGATCCTAAGAACCTGATTCTTGATAAAGATGCATGGATTGACGAGCGTGGAGAATATCGTGGTGAATTCATCGGAGAAATGAAGGAGGACACGGCTAGTACCCTTATTGAACGCTTCCCAGAAAAGGCAGAATTCCTCAAAAACAAAGCTGGTGGTCCTGATAAGTTGGGTACAAAGCTCGGCTATATTGAATGGTGGACACGTAAATTTACCTACACGTCGCTTGATAGTGAAATCTTGGGTAAAAACAAGAACATTCACTTTAACTATGAGGAAACCCCAAGCGTAGACGAGTTCGGACAACCTATTCTCTTACCTCCAAAGAACCACTTTAAGGCTCCAAAGATGCCTTATGTGTTCTTGTCTGTGTTTTCTCTTGGTGAGCACCCACATGATGACACGTCGCTCATTGAGCAGAACATCGCAAACCAAGACCGCATCAGTAAACGTACGCTACAGATCGACAAGAATGCTGATAGAGCGAATGGAGGTGTTGTACTCGACTCTAACCAGTTCGACAAAGACCAGGCAGCTAATGCTGTAGACGCGCTAAGAAAAGGATTAGCTATTTTGGCAGAGAATCCAAGTCAATCAGTCGTCTTCTCACAGGCAAACTCACTCCCCTCTTACGTCTATGACGATAAGGAGGATGCTCGCCGTGAATTACGCAATATTTTTGGTACAAGCGGCTCTACCGCTCAAGGCATCAAATCTCAAGAGACAGCCAGAGGCAAGATTTTGGCAAAAGGTAGTGATGATTCCCGCGTAGGTGGTGGCGTTACCAAGTATATCGAGCAGGTTGCTGACTCTATCTTCAACTGGTGGGCGCAGATGATGTGCGTTTACTACACAGAAGCTCATTACGCATCAGTTTTAGGCGAGGCGAACACGAAAGAATACATCAGTTTGAAGTCGTCTGAATTTAGACAGGCGTTCATCAGCGTCAAAGAAGGTTCATTGGTACCAAACGACGAACTTACCCGTCGAAATGAGGCTATTGATCTTTGGGCTTCAGGCGCGATTGACCCAATTGAACTTTTCTCCCGTCTCAAGTTCCCAGACCCGAAGAAAGCAGCTCAGAACCTCTACTTGTGGCAGAAAGCGCCAGAACAACTATTTCCTGAGTTAGCCGGTGTCGTGCCACAGGCTCCGATGACACCTGACATGCAACAAATGCCCGCTGAGCAGCCTCCACAGGATCAACCGCCTCAAGAGCAGCCCATGAACGACCCATTAAGTGCTGTACCAATTCAATAATATGAAAAAGTACTCAGAAGACTTTAACAAGCAAAAAGAAGCGATCTTGCAAAAAATGAAGATGTCACGGGATAAGCCGGTTATCTCGGTGACATCAAAGGACTTGCCACCCATTGAAGAATGGGAAATTGGTAAGACCTACACCGTATACGGGAAGGTAGAACTTAAATCACTACGCAAAACCGATACGGGGATGTCAGGAGAGCTAGAAATCATCGAGTTAACCGATGAAGACAGCTCAGAGGATGATTCAACAGATTAATTCTATACAAAATGAGTGATGAATTTTTGGCGGACATCCAGCAAGAGGGTACCTCTTTAGAAGAGATCCTTGAGCCGAACTTGGATGGACAGGTGAAGGAAACACCTGCGGAATCGCCAGCCGACAACAACCAAACGGAATCAGCGCCATCGTCTCAGGGCGCTCAAGAGCCAACTGACCCTCAAAAGCCAGCCAACTCGAATACTGATGATGCTAACAATCTTCCGTTCAATAAGCACCCAGCATGGCAACGAATTACAGACCAAAACCGCGAGTTAAAAGAAGCGGTTGAGAAGCTGACTGCCGTGATGGGCGCGAACAGTTCAAAGCCAGAAGATCAGAAGGTAAGTGTTCCAAAAGAGTTTGCTGAGTTGTTCGGTGAAAATGCGGAGGCTTGGGAGAAATTTCAAAAGCTAGGCGCACTTCAACGTTCTGCATGGGAAGAAGAGCAGAAACGTCAGAAGGAAGAAGCTGAACAAAAACAAAAACAAGATGCAGAGCGTTGGCAGGCTTGGGTCAATTCATCCATTGAAAAGATTCAGGAAAAATACAACGTAAAACTTCAAGAGAAAACACCAGAATATAACGAGTTCATGGCTTTCATCAAAGAGCGCTTACCAAGTGACGAAAATGGAAACATCGACTTTGTTAAAGGCTGGAGTTGGTACCAAGAAGTAAAGCAAATCCAAGAAAAAGCAGCAGTTGAAAAAACAAACGCTCGAAAAGAACTCGCTGTCGCCTCTACATCTGGAAAAAAGTCAGACTCCAAAAATACGGTTATTACCTCAAACGATCTTCGAGGCAAGAGCTGGCACAGCTTTATTAATTAGCCTCATAAGCAAAATAAACATTAAATATGGCATTTGCCTCTACAGCACGTGTTCAAGCCCTCACACAGGACTACTTTATGCCTCGTGTGGTGGACACAATTCTCGGTTCTAACGTCTTTGCAGCTCGCGTACTCTCCGGTGCTAAAAAGTTCCGTGGTGAAGCGATGAAGTTCCCAATTAAGACTGCTAAGAACTCGACTGGTGGCTCCGCTGCTGGTTACGATGTTTTGGACACGAACTCAACGGATAACATCGTCAAGCTCTCGTACGCTCCAAAGTGGCACTACAAGACGGTTTCCCTTCCTCTCGATGAAATCACTGCTAACCAGGGTTCAGAAGAGAAGGTATTGGACTTGATCGATATTCACACAGCTAGCGCTGGTCAGGACTTCGCTGACGACCTCGGTACAGTCTTTTACGCTGACGGTACGGGTAACAGCTCAAAGAACTTCTTGGGTCTTGGTGCGATTGTTGATGATGGTGGAACGGTTGCGACGATTGGTGGCCTTTCTCGTTCGACCTATACGACCTTGGCTTCTACGGTCACGGCTTCTAGTGGAACGATTTCGCTTGCTAAGCTTTCGACTCTGCACTCCGCTGTTACGGCTGGTACTGAAAAGCCATCTCTTGGTCTTACGACTGAGACTGTCTGGAACTTGATCGAATCGTTGATCGCACCTCAGGAGCGCATCGTTAAGGATCTTCCAATGATGAAGAACGGCGTAGCTGGTAGCTCTGGTCTCACTGCGCTTTTCCATCGTGGAGTACCTATTGTTGCTGACGAAAAGTGTACGTCTGGCGTGTTCTTCTTCTTGAATGAAAAGTACATCCAGTTCTACGGCGACAAGATGGCAATGGCTAAGTCAATCAACTTCAAGAGCGGTGATATCGTCGGTAACGACTACGAATCTTTGAAGGGTTTGGGCTTCTCCTACACGGATTGGAAGCAGCCAGTTAACCAGGCCGCTGTTGTTTCGCACATCTTCTGCTACGGAGAGCTTACGACTGATAACCCAAAGCGTCAGGGCAAATTGACGGGAATTACAGGTACGTAATCTTTAGCCATTTAATCTAAATATAAGGAGTTTCTGCTTAATCAAAATAAATAAAAAACTATGGCTTATCTTACAGGTCCAGCAATGGCCTTCAACGGTGATACTTCCGTTGTTGATACCTCCGCAGTTCACACCCTTGGTACTCGTGCTAACGACTCTTCTGGCAACCAGTACATCTATTTGAAGGGCGTAGGCTCCACTGCCGCTGGTAGCTGGGTATCTTACGACGAAAACCACGCGACTACTCTTCTCGCTGCTAACGCGGTGGGTGCTGTAGCCGTTGCTATGGCTGCAGTCGATGCAACCACCAAGTACGGCTGGTATCAGATCTACGGAGTAAACACGGTGGCTAAAACCGATACGGTGGCCGCTGATAAGGCGCTCTTTATCGACGGTACGGCTGGCCGCGCTGATGACGCTGTTGTCACAGGTGACTTGATCGTTGGTGCAGCGTCTATGACGGCTGATACCTCGAACGTCGCAACGGTCCAGTTGAACTATCCGTTCGTTACGGACGTTCTCGGCTAATTAGGAAGGTTTCAGGGGGTTCCTTACAAAAATCCCCTTCCACGAGCGTTTGCTCTCTAACAATTACACTATGAAAGCAGTAAATTTCTACAATTTCTCTAATGAAGACTTTAGCTATACCTGGGATGGTGAAGTATTTGACTTTCCAGCAGGTGAGCGTGTCATGTTGCAAGAATATCTTGCCCGTCACTTCGCTAAGCACTTGGTAGATCGTGAATTGAACAATGCTAAATTGGCTACAAATCACTTCTCTCGTCGTGAATTGGAGCGAAAAGCTCTGCCTGGCTTTGTGTTTGAAGGCGAAGCGCCTAAGCAGGAAGAAAAAGTATCAGAAACAAAGCTAGTCTTCCAAATGATGAACGATAAGTCGGAAAACGCTGAATCAGTCATCGCTGAAGTTAGTGAAGTAGAGGCTCCAAAACGCGGTCGTAAGCCTAAGGTCGAAAAGGAAGTAAAAGAAGAAGAGTTTGCTGACTTGAATAAATAGTTATGCGCTTGCTAAGCCCACGTGAAGCGCGGGCAAAGCGTGACAGTGAGCAAGATAAACTGAATATCAAGATCGCTTCTCTAAATACAGAGATAACACGCCTTACTAGCACGCTCAATAAGATCAGGGACTCTTTCAAGGTTGAACAAAACAAGATAGCTGAGGACCTAAACCTCTTCATCGCCTCGATAAACGCTCAAAAGAGAGAGATATCAAAAGATATTGAGTGCCTTACAGAGCGGAAACGCCTTATTGAGGAGTCGGTAGATGAGAAAGCCTGGACCTCAAGGCATGAATCAATCTTAAAGAAAGAGGAGGAGGTAAACGAGAAAGACGGGTGCCTTAATGAACGTGAAATAAGCATTGGTAGGCAAGAGAAGGAGCTAAATCACAAGTCTATAGAGGTGAGAGAGTGGGCGCTTGAGCTAGAAAGGCAGAACTCAACCATCCAGGAAAGAAAAAAAGAACTTGCTGGCTTAGAAAATGGGCTTATGGAGGCTAACGAGCAGTTTTTAAGCCAAAAACAAGAGTTTATTACTTGGTTGGAAGAGCAGAAGGCGGGTATAGCGGCTGAGCAAGAGAACATTCGACAAGATAAAGAGTTCATAAAGAGCGCACGCGCTGTGAACGAAGAAGAGCGCAAACGCCTCTCAAATGAACGAATTGCTATCAAAGACGCATATATCGCCCTTGAGCAGTCAAAGAAACACTTAAACAAAAACAATGGCAAACGCAGTACTTGATGAGAACAGAGTGCCAACAGTTCTCCTCACAAGCAGCACGGATGGAGTAACGCCAGTCCAGCTCACAGCGAACCCTACAACTCATGCTGTGACGGTCGATGATGACACGACTGGTAGCGATTTAAGCGGAGATATTGCCTCAGGTGATGATAACTTCGTTCCGGTACTCATGGCTTTATCTAGCGCTGATGGAGTCACCCCCGTTGCTGTATATGGAGACCCCGTAACGGGCGCTTTGCTCATAGATTCAACATAAAATATGGCAAACGTAGCACGAGATGAAAATCGAATACCAACAATCGCCGCAGTTTCTAACGCGGACCCTACAGTTGTTGTTCCTCTTTACGCAGACCCTACAACGCATAGGCTTTTAGTTTCGACGTCTGGAAGTACAACCCCAGGAGGTTCTGATACTCAAGTTCAGTTCAACGATGGCGGAGCTCTCTCTGGTGAAGCTGGTTTCACCTACAATAAGACAACAGACACAGCAACACTGGTTGGAGCTATCCAAGCCGCAACAGCGAATATCGCTGATACAGCTGGTGGTCAGTATCTTAAATTAACAGCTGGATCAAACCTATCAGCAGATAGGGCTTTTACAATCACTACTGGTGATGCGGCACGCACGCTTTCAATGTCGGGAGACATCACGACGGCGGCAGACTTCACTACTTCCGGGGCTAATGCGCTGACTCTGACAACGACCGGAGCAACAAATGTAACACTTCCAACTACCGGGACACTCGCAACATTAGCTGGTTCTGAAGCGCTGACAAACAAAACAGTCAACGGGCTCACAGTCACCTCTTCAACCGGGACACTTACAATCACGAATGGGAAAACACTAAGCGCTAGCAACACGCTGACCCTAGCTGGTACTGATGGCACGACAATGACGTTTCCATCTACCACGGCCACGGTTGCACGAACTGATGCGGGCCAGACATTCACAGGTGTAAATACATTTACGTCACCAAAGATTCTGACCGATATCAGTGATACGAATGGGAACGAACTCATCAAGTTCACTGCAACGGGTTCAGCGGTTAACGAGATTACCGTTACGAACGCGGCGACTGGTAACGCTCCTACTATTGCAGCAACGGGAGGCGATACAAACATTGACTTGAAGTTAGACGCTAAAGGTACAGGTGTAGTTCGCCCACAGCAAGCAGTTGTAGAGCTTTCTGTGGCACTAAGTGATGGAGCTAACATTGCAACAGATGCTTCACTCGGAAACATCTTCACGGTAACTCTCGGAGGCAATAGAACGATGGACAACCCAACGAATGCTGTTGATGGTCAAAAGATTATCTACAAGATCAAGCAGGATGCTACGGGATCAAGAACTATTACTTGGGGCTCCAACTTCCGAGGCTCTACAGATGTCGCACTCCCAACACTGACAACGACCGCGAACTACGTAGACTACATCGGCTTCATTTACGATTCATCAGTAACAAAGTGGAATTGCTTAGCCGTAAATAAAGGATTCGCTACTTAGTATGGCGATTGCTTTTGATGCCGCAGGTGGCTCAGTTGGTTCCGCTGGTCCAGGTACTGCCTCTGCTTCTCATACCCACACAATGGGGTCTGTATCAAACGGAATTGCCTTTGTCGCCGTCTATAACCAAAACACAAGCGGTTTAAGCTCTGTCACGTTTGGAGGAAATGCGATGACGTTGATCGGATCTAAACAGGATTCTGGAAGCAACATTGTTTACCTCTACGTCATCCTATCCCCTTCTTCTGGAGCAAATACCGTATCTGTAACGAGAAGTGCGACGACAGGGGCCATGTTCGTGATGTCATCGAGTTATAGCGGAGCCTTACAAACAACTACAGCCGATGCGACAACCAGCGGAAACGCTACCTCTACATCTCTCACAGGAACGCTTACGACGATTGCTGACAACTGTTGGACCATCATGATTGCGAGTGCCGCAAACGGGTCTCAGGCGGCAGGATCAGGTTCTACACGGCGCGTTGATTCGTCTGGATTCCAAGGATTATTTGACTCAAACGCAGCAAAAACTCCTGCAGGTTCAACGAGCATGACCGTTACTAGTGCCAACGGTGCCTATGCCTATTTCATGGCCTCGTTCGCTCCAGCGGTTGCAGCAACTGATACATCAAAATTCTTTCAACTATTCTAAACAAATATGGCGAGAACAAAGTTCAACATGCCGGGTATCTACAACTCGAGTCCGATTACACTAGAAAACGAAGAGGGGTGTGCGTTAGCGGTTGATAGTAAAGGCGCAGCCTTGATCGGTGGTGGCGGTGTCGCTTCTGACGCTGCGGACTCCGGTAACCCTGTAAAGGTTGGTTCAAAAGTTAACGTCACGTCTCCTACTTTCACAGACGGTGATCGTGCTGATCTTCAAAGTGATATTAATGGATATTTGAAGAACCGTGAGCAATATGTCGATCAGTTCGTCGATAACACGAATGGAGTAGCCGCTTTCTGTATCAAACCACTGGCTAGTGCGACCTACTCGCTTACAACTTTCTCGAACTGGGGCGCTAACA